ACTCCTGTTTCTTTTGCCTGCTTTTCAAATTGATAAAAAGGACTAGCCTGTCCACCTTTATGATCTTCATATTTTCCATAGACGTTGAAGTATCGGAATCCCTGTACAAATATGCCAGGCCATTCTCTTTCTGCTACATATTTGTCAAACAGATATTTGGTCCAAGCATAGGGGCTTAGAGGATCAACAGGCGCGGTTTCTTGAAAGTTTTGTTTTAATCCGTAGACACTTGCACTACTAGCATATTGAAAGTTAACGCCTTTTTCTTGGCATTGGTGTAGCAACCATACACTGAAATCATAATTCTGTTCCATTATCTTTTCAATGTTACGTTCTGTCGTAGAACTGATTGCACCTAAGTGTATAACCCAATCTAGTCCGGTAATATCGGGATAGGTCTCGCCCCATTCGAAATATTTTAGATCGTGGTCTTCTAGAGCATCGACCATATTTTGCCCTATGAACCCGCGATCACCGGTAATTAAAATTTTCATTTCTGACTGTCGCCCTTGGCCACACGATAATTATCTTCAACTGAATCAGGTGTACTAACTTCTATCAAAGCACCTTCTTCGATGCAGATAACCTGATGAGGGAACAATGGCGGATTGTGCCAAACATCTCCCTTACTGATAATTTGACTGCCTTGACTTGCATCCTTGGTATTGATATACCGAACTTCGAACTTACCTTCTAGAACAAACCAAGTCTCATCTTTTTCACTGTGGAAGTGCATACTGAATTTAGCATCTTGATTAAATTTTAGTACCTTACCACAATACTTGTCGTTGGACGCAAAAATAAATTCGTGCCCCCATCCTTTTTCTACAAATCCGTTTAGTCTTGTCATATATAATCTCCTCCACACATCTTTAATAGTAATTGATAGTTATCCCACGCTTTCTGTAGTGCAGGAATATCTTCTCTCATTCTTCTTTCTAGCATAACTCTGTTAGGAATATATCGGGTCATATGTTCGAATTCTTCTTCGGTCATATGGATAGTTAACGAAGGAACCGTTTCAACTTTTAAATCAACATCGATTGAATAGTTATAGGTGCTCCAGTTAGACACAGGTACCTTGCGATAAAAAGATCGACTACCGGGTTCAATCTTTGCTCCGAACTGCCCTTCAAAATCTTTCTTCAAATTAGGATTCATTTGATACCAGCTTCTTCACAGATCTCTTTTACTAGAGCAACATCAGCAGGAACTTCTTTAAATCTTTTGACCCAAAACGGAATGTCTAATGCCGGTGCAATCATATCTAACTGCTCGTCGCTCATATTGTTTATCATGGTGTGCCCACTTACACTATTCAGTATAACCCAAGGACTAATGTTGCCATTTAAAATATCGTGTACTGCAAGATTTAGACTAACATAGTTAAAATAATGAGAAAATTCTGCATTGTGTTGATCTGCCCATTCCATCATTTTTTGTATAGTTCTCTGCACAGCAGATTCAACTGGTTCTGTTTTTAATGTTTCATACAGATATTTTTCATAGAGCTCATCTCTGCACCAATGATCGAGTTTGACTCCACTTTTAATCACATAGTCGACAAATTTATCTGGATATAGTGGATTGACATTATTGATAAAACTACCAAATTTTACAAAGGCATTGTAGTAGGATGTATCACAAAATTCATCATAGGTCTTATTCTTTTTTCCGCCCTGCGCAAGTTTCCAGAAACGATTAAAGGCCATATAACCGGCCTGGACACGCTTTTCATTTTGTTGTAATGCTCGTCTCTTTCTTTCGCACATATGGGCGATAAGAGTTTTCTCTTGCTTGAAACTCTTACCACAATGTACGCAATGATTTGGCTGGTCGACCAGTGCTATCATTCATATTCCTTGCGTTGCTTTTTGTCAAATCCCATCTTGTCAAACAGCTCTTCTTTGTCAGCTTTATCCATCATGGCCGCCATCATCTTTATTTCATTCATCTTTGTTGCCGGATAAAGTTCGCACAATAATTTTTCAATTTTATTGGCTTTTTCTTTTTTACTTCCGGCTAGATAAGGATGATAACAACTAACACCTGCACCTGTTGCGGCAAATAACTTCCACAATAATGCCTTGTGATTTTTACTTAGATTCCAATGATTCTTATTGACCAGTTCATTGGTCATTTCTACGAACCATTCTTGTATATCTCTGTCGCCGGCCACGTTACTTGTGTAACGCATCAGTATATATGGACTGAATGCTTTCTTTTCGTCATCAGTTAGATTGTCGTAAAAATAATAATCTTTACTGTCTACTGCCTTTAATTCTTTCTTAATATCAAGCTTCGCTGTTGCCATCTTTTTTACTCAGGTAGTATGTTACTTTAACACGTTCGAGGGTTTCTTTCAAGACTTCATTAGTTTCTGCTTCTTGGAGAATAGCAACCCATTCTCCTAGCTTTGATACTGACATTCCTAAGAATGTATCTTCTTTGGGAGAATTTTTAAGTGAGCCTGGACCATAATTGTAACCGATTATTTTTCTTTCAGTCTTGCCCATTTCTCTAGCATAGACAATGTCACCATTACGTTCGTATATGTATTTTACACCAGGTATTAGTGTTCCCATACTGCCTCCTTACCAACATTTAGTATAATCAATAATTTCACTTTGTCTGCTAACTTCTTTAACAAAATAAGCACATAAAGGTTTAGGTCCGGGATGTAAGGGTGTACATAATAGCTGTCCAGGACGCATTTTTGGAAAGTACCACTTGACTTCTTGGTATACATCTAAAATATCAATATCTAAAAATTCTGGTCTAAAACTACTCAACGGATTAAAACAAAATGTTCTAAAGCCTCGATCATTTAAACTGGTAAGAGGCAGGACTTCCATATCTGGACCTTCTGGGTCTCCAACGATAGTACACCAATCTAAAGGCATCGTTAATTCGTGTGGGCCTATTTTTAACACTACTGCCGGTCCTGTAAAACTTTCTAAAAAGATAAGAGGAACAAAAAAATGATCTGGATTTTGATTGTCGCTGTTATCTAGTACAGCAAAACGTAAATCTTCGTCAATCTCGTCTGGTAGTTCGTTAAGGTAAAATGTCTGATCATCTAACGTTAAAATTTGCATTATTGGTATTTCACTTTTTCAATTGTAAACGGGTATTTGGCATCCTTATAGTATTTCTTACGTTCTGTAAGATGCCTTTTTGCATACTTGGTGCTAGCGGTGATGTCCCAGATTTCAACGTGATCTTTGTCGTCGGCTTTTCGAATACCGCGGCCAATTGATTGTATAACGCGAACAAAGCTCTTTCCGGACTCAAGAAGAACCAGATTAAAAATCCTAGGGATATTAATACCCACAGCGGCCACACCATAAGTCGCCACAATGATCTTGTTATCAGCCGTTTTAATCTCATCGTATTCTTCTTTTCTTTTTTTAGTTTTTACTTCACCGCTAATGAAGACAGATTCTTCAATAGCTTCTGTTATTATACGTCCTGATTCAATTCTGTCAACCAGCACCAGTGTATTACCACTTTCTGCGATGGTTTTGACCAGGCTGGTAATATAGGCCATTCTATCTTTATCGGTCACTAAGAATTTCAATTCTTCTGCATAACCACTAAACTCTTTCCATTCGGCGGTCTGTACAATATTAACGTGACAGTTACTTAGGACCCCTGCTTCTTGTAATTCGTGTGCTTTGACTCGATGAACAATTTCTCCTAAACTTGCACGGATACTTTGGAATTCGTGATCTGCTTTGGGAACAGTACCGGTCAATCCCCAACGGATAGGAGCATTGGCTAAATTGCGTGTTAAAAGATTCTTTAACACCTCTGCCTTGGCCATATGCACCTCATCGACCATAACACAGCTGACTCCGTCTAGTAATTCAGTCAGGCGAGCAAGTTGTTTTTCACCGTCAAATTCCTTGGAACCTTTATCTAAAATATTCAGACTTTGCCAGGTACAGATTGTATGTGTTTTATCGAGATCTTTTCTGTCACCGTAGTACACACCAACGTCAAGTTGGCAGTTAATGAAGTCTTCTTCTGTTTGTTCGACTAGAGATTTGTTAGGAACGATGGTCACTGTTCGACCATATTTTTCACAAACTTTTGCCAGTGTTGCAGTGGTAATTGTTTTGCCGAATCCTGTGGCAATTTCTTGGATACATTGAGGATTTGCTAGAAATTTATTAATGACTTCAACTTGATCTCCACGAAGTCTAATTTTTTCTCCAGCAAACCTATGTCCTTCTGGCCACGTTTGATCACCCCAAAAATCCTCAAAAATTTCAGGAAAATTTAGTGCAGTAGGAGAACGTAGATCTTCAAGCTCAATGTAGTAATTCCTTGATTCCAAAAATTCAAGGACCTGCGGTAGCATACTTAGATAGGTAGTTCCGCCAAGACCGAAAAAACTCACAGTACCGTCCCAACGACCTAATTTATAGGCCGGACGATACCTTGCTGTGGGGTCTTCGTATTTGAATTTTTTGACCAAAGCCTTGCGTGTGTCAAGATCTAAATTTTCTATCTTAACATTAACCTCATCTTTAATTATAATTTTACACGAGGACAAATGCAAATTCCTTTGATCTTGATTTTTCAGAAAAAATCAGTAAATTTTCGTGATTTTCTATGAAATTTTTCATTGAGTAATGTACGCCAGATAGCCCTAAATTGATTACACTGTTAAAATGTATTTTTGATTTTAACAAAGGCTTTGGCAATTTGCTACTGATAAAAACAATTTTGGTATTTTCGCTGATAGGCGAATTCAATCGGTTAATTTTGACAAATTCATTGAATTTTTTATGGGTATCAGATGGCAACCTAAACATAACGCTCATACTTAAATTGTCGATACCAATACTTTTTAGAAAATCAACGGACTCTTCTAATTTTTCTAATTCAGAGCCGCCAGGTATGACAAACAGACAAGGACCCATATGTGTTATCATATCAGTTAGCTCAGAAAATGGGTGAATTTTTCGGTCTATGAACAAACTGTCAGTTGGATCTGATTTTAAAAATTCTCGGGTGATCGGACTTACCTGATCACTTTCGACGAAATTGGAAATTTCTTCATCCCAGGTAAAAATTCCACATTTTCTTGCCTCGAACAAAGCTGTCAAAATATCAGTTGTTTCCAAAATAGGCATATTTTTGTGAAAATTCTTGAATTTAAAAATTCCGTTGTCAAGTGTTAACATAGGAACAAAATTTTCAATGTCGTTCACTACTAAATCAATTTGATCTGAGTATTTTTTAAATTCTTCATCAACAGAGAAATTATCTTCCTTGATAAAATTTTTCAAAAAAACTAAATTTCGCTCGGTTAGTGAAAAAATCCAGGATTTTTCCTCTTTGTTCCAAACAGCAAGATCGAGGTTGTCTTTTTCTGAACGAATCTTAGTCACATAGCTGTCACTGTAGGGAAATTCTACCTTGACCACCTTACCGTAGACATCGTGTGGTACTACCTTGATGTTTTTGGTGTTGCTAATTTGTCTAAAAGTATGCTTGAAGACCGGATTTTGAACCAATGGAGTAATATCAGTACGGAGAATCGTGTTTAGTCCTGAAATATATTTTTTTATGATTTTTACTGCTAATGTACCTTGCTTTTCTGTCAAAGAATTTCCAACAGAGACCTGTGTAGAAAAACTATCCATTAATTGTTTGTCCCAACTATTGATGGGAAAACGGTTAGTCACGGATAATTGTATGATCAGGTCTTCTATTGTTAGCATATACTAAATTATACAGTTAAATTACAATATCTTCAAGCCCCGCGGCTCTCAATTTAATGATGTTTGAAAGTTGCCACTGTTTGATATCCAGTGCTTTGACAATGCCCAGCCACTGATTCCGTAGCATAGCAAATTCGTTGATAATTTTTTCCATATCAACTACATCGGGCTCGCCTTCGACATATTTTTCAACATCTCGGCTGCTCAATGCACGTTGATAGTTTTCTAAATATTTTCTAAACGCTTTGGATCTAATCCTACGTAGTTCAATATTTAGATATTCAAGGACTGCTTCGATCTCTTGCAGTTGATTAAATCTATGCTCAACAATACCAGGCAATAAAGCCGAAGATTTTTCCACGTTTCCGTGGATTTTCACTTCGGCTCGTGCTTGATCGAGTTCATTATAAAAATGATCTAAACAGTTGGGGAGATGTGCTATGTCCTTTGAGACTTTAGCATACCAACTCATTGTTAATCCTCGTCTTCGTTATAATCCCAATTATCGTCGTCGTCAACATCTTCATCTACGTCTGAATTTTCTTCAAGAACGATATTGATTGCGATGTCTAGGTGAGGATCATATCCAGTTAGACCTTCGAGGGTTGACAGTTCAACGTCTTTACCCAATAAAAAATCTACATACTGGTTTGCCGCAGTTTCTCTACTTTTTTCTGGAATATATTCTTTAAAAATATCCCAAGTTTCAATAATTAGATCTTCTTCCATCATTCTTCCTCAGTAGTTTCAATAATTGCCGGAGTATCTACCTTTACTCCATTTTTAGCAATGTCTTCCATAATGATTGTTAAACCGTCTTTCTCATTACGATCCCAGGCCTTGCGGAATTGTTTGATAATTTCGCCATCTGCTGTTGTATAAACAAGACTGTTGCCTTCTTTCTTCAACATACCTTTAGCTTCGAACAGATCAACAAGACCAGACGTTGGGCTCATACCAGTTGAATACGGAATTTCAACCTGTACACTTTCAAACGGCTTTGCATAACGAGTTTTCATAATTTTGCAAGCTGAACGAATGCCGTGTACTTCGCTAGTTTTATTACCGTCTGCGTCAGTCTTCAATTTTAACTTCCTCATGGCAACCACGATAGAAGATGCATAAATGAATCCTTGTCCTCCAGAGATTTTATCATCTGGGTCAAACATATCCTGACTCGCATACGTATGATTTGTACATACCATACCCACATTCCAGCTCCCGAACATATTAACACAATTACGAACTAGACTAGTAAGTGCTTTAGGCTTACGGCCCATATCACCCTTCATTTCGCCTGCTTCAAACTGATTTACATCTGTAGGAGTTAACAACATTCCCAAGCTGTCGATTACAAATAATACTTTTGGACGCTCGTCCTCGGGCATTGTCTTGTATTCTTTCATAAACTCTGAAATGGTTTTTGCCACATCGTCAATCATAGCCATATTAAGTTTTAACAACTTTTCTGTACTAGTATCAACGCCTAGATCTAGCAACCACTTCTCGTCTAGAGCATTTTCACTATCAACTAGGATAACAAAAATACCTTGCTCTTGTGCCGATTTAATAATATTTCCAGAACAGATATAACTTTTACCTGCACCAGATTCTCCAGCAAACACCGTGACCTTACCCAAAGGGACTCCCTTATAGAAGTCCCCCGAGATAAGATAGTTTAGTGCATAGTTGCCGGTACTGACCCAATCAGTTGGGTCATTGAAACCAATTCCTAAGCCATCAATACTTTTAGTGATAGACTTGCGGAACTTTGAAATATCAAAGCTCTTTGCCATTGTCTATCTCCTTACTTTGCTTGACGATTACGAATCATTGCAATGATGTCTGCGGCACGTGAGCCTGCATCACCATTTGCCGGTGCTGAAGTTGTTGTAGCGGCTGGCGCTGGATCTGCATCAAACGGTGCATCGTCATCAGCTGGCATTGCCGCCGGAGCAGCCTTAGCTGGAGCAGATGCTGTTGTAGAACCAGTTGCGGCACCACTACCACCAAAGCCTGCTGGCTTGAAGTATTGACCCCAACGTTCCATATCAAATGCTTCACCATCAACTGATGCTTCAAACATTTCTTTCATAACTTTGAGTTCAACTTCACCTGGCTTCTTAGGAAGGAAGTCGCTTAGGTTAAACAAACCATATTGTTGGATTGCGGCATTTTCTGCATCGCTCAGAGCACGTTCACGACGTCCCCAGGTTGATGTAGAGTAGTCAGCATACCCACCTTTGCTTGTTTTGATGATCTTGAAATCCAAACCACGAACGTAGTCTGTTGGCAATTCTTCGATCTCACTGTCCATCAATGCGTTCTTCACGATGTTAAAGATCTGTGAGCCGATGATGAATCGACGAATTGGATTTTCTGGAGTCTTATCTTCTTGTAGTTTGCTGTCAACAACAAAACCTTGGAACAAGTAAGACTTCTTCTTCCAATATTTACGACCCATATCTTCCAAAGATTTGTCTTTGAACCAAGGGCGTACTTCTGTCAAGATTGGGCAAGTTTCGCCCCACATTTCCATACAGGGAACTTGTACTTGTACAGGTTTGGAATTTGTTTCACCTTTGACACCGGCGAATGGCAATTTGATCATTGCTCGTTCGATCCAGAAAAAAGTGTTGTTTGGGTCTGCGTCTGGAAGGAAACGAACTGTAGTAGTTGTGCCTTCTGCGGCGTTCCAGTGAGGATAGATTGCGTTGTCACCGCCGGATTGCCCGCCGGTTTGTTGTGCGCTTGCTTGTAATTTTGCGCGGATTTCTGCTAACGTTGCCATAATGTTTTTCCTTAATAAATGTTGTATTATGCCTCTTCTTTCTAGCCTACTGACTAAAAAGAAAAACTGTGCATAGAGTTAACTATACACAGTTTTATTTATCATCGCAAGTGTTAACCTGCTATATTATGAATTTATTTTGCCAAACCTGCTAGTTTCAAAATGTCTGCCATTTCAGGAACAATTTCTTTGGGATTACCGGTTTTATCCATTACATCGCCATAGCCTAGATCTAAACGTGCCTTGTGGTTTTCGATTCGACGCTCTAACTCTTTCATTTTGACTTCATCGTGATTTGCCTGTGCTTGTTGGTAAAATTGAGTCAATTTTTGTAGTTGTGGACTTGCTTCGTATGCTTGATTGGCCATATGATTATTAACACCCCACATGGCCGCAATCAATGCCGCACCGCCTAATAGCTTACTACCAAATCCTTCGTCTGTTTCTTCTTGTCCTAGTCCTTCAACTTTAGCCTTGACGTTGCCTAGTAGTTCTCTTAGTCTATCAACAGATAAGCCATCGTCACCGCTGATGGACTTACCGTGACGCTCTGACCATTCATTGGTAAGTTTTTCCATAAATTTACTTGCCAATTCTTCAGCTTGATGTCCAGCCTGTTCTCCAAACTTCTCACTGATTTTTTTCTTAATATCAAGAGCGATATTTTCTTGACCACGGAATGGACCAACTTCTGGATTGTCACGATTGTAAAAACTCTTAACAATCTTGGCAACTTCTTTGACCATAGACTTAGGATCTTTCTCTTCCATTGTGCCCGGAGGTGCTTCCATATCTTGATTTTCAAAAGCTGGCATGATGCCGTGTACTGTTGCTACTCCTGCACCACTGCTGGTTTCAGCAGTAGGTTGTTCTGCACCTACTTCTTGTGGCGGTGCTTCTGGTTGAGCAGTATCGCTAATACCTAATGTCACTGCTAGCTCTGGATAGTCTTCGTTAGCCCATTTTTTAAAAGCATCAAAGGCATTTGAAGTAGAATCTAATTCTGCGGCGGCCTTTAACTTATCTTCTAAATCAGTATCTTCAATTCCTAACTCGCTAAAGAATTGCCAGGCTGTTTGTCCTTGATCGCCTAGTTGTAATTCTGGCTCGCCCTGACCACTAGCTGGTAATTGAGCCAATGCCTGTTTTAATCCTGTAATTTGATCATCTGTTAATTTGCCTTGTTCAATAGCTTCTGCCCATTCTGCAAACTCTGTTTCCGGAGAACGTTGTGTCACCGGTTGGCCATCTCTTATATTTCCAACATCGGCGATCGAATATTGTACTACGCTTCCACCGTTGTGATTAGCTTGTTCTGCTTCTTGTGGGCTGTTAAATGGGCCGTCAGTTGGCTCCTTGCTGAATCTATCGACGACATAATATCCCATTCCTCCATCTAGACTTTCTTGGACATAGTCTTCTAGTTCTATAGAATTTTCTTCGCTCATAATACTATGCAACAAGGGGAAATATCCTGTTAATTCTTCTTGGAATGAACTCTGTGTAAATTTTTGTTTGTACTGTTCCATCGTGACAGCATCAAGCTCCATGACGCTGTCAGTCGGGTGTTCTTGTTCGTTGAATTCCATCACCCAATTTTCATAATGATGACGTTTTCCTAGTGTTTCGATTCTTGCCTTAAGTTCGTTAAGACGGCCTACGGCCCTTTCTGTTATGCCCATTGCGTCATCGTGCAAACTTGTTCGTTGTATTTTTCTTTGAAATTCTTGTAGTTGAGCAATGTTTTCGCTCATTTTAATAATTGCCTTACCTGCCGCATCGTGAGGAACACCACCGTGATCCACGTGCTGTGCCATAGCAAACGCACCTGCTGGATGAATGAAAGGATATTTGAATCTTTCACCATCTTGATTTTGAATAAAGATTGCCTTGATATTTTTACGTTGTGAACGACTGCCTGCGTATTCTTCGTCTACTGGGCGGGCGTGACGAACAATAACTTCTGTGCGGCCCTGAACAGCTCTACTAGTTTTCTTTGAGCTTTTATTATTCCATCTAGATTCGTTCATTGTATTCATTTCTGGTTCTTCCTTAGGGCCCTGTGTTGCGGCCAAATGTTGAAAATCATTTTTGTCAAGATTTGTTTTAGCAATATCACGAGTGTCAAAACGTAGTAGCCTACGCATAGCGAAGAAACGCATTTCTTTTAAGAAACTGTACCACTCTTTCTTCGCAGGATCGTCTTGATTTTCAGTAATACCTTGACTATAGTAAACTTTTAAACTGCCCAAATCGTTTAAGCTGATGCTTACTCGTCCAAGATTGTTGCCTTCGATAACAAAATCAAAATCGAAGAAACGTGCTTCTGCAGGGTCAATAGTGACTGCGCCAGTTTCGTCCCCCATCTCTAGGTTGCTGAAACGGCTGCGTACTTTGTCGAATACATCTTGGCTGATTATTTGGATAGGTTTCATATGTGTTATTTATGCAGAAAGCACTTTGACTAGTTTTTCGGGTAACACTTGTGATTCTAAATATTTTTGATATGTTTGCCTAATTGCCGAGGTGATTGGCATACCTGTAGCTGTTGATAATATTTCTAGCACTTTTTCAGGATTTTCAGTTATATCAGAAAATTCGATACTGTGTACTCTATCTTTATATTCATCAGACACGCACTCTAAAAAATCAGTCCATTTCAAATATCGATAAGGAGTACGTGCATCTTCTATAGGTACTTTCAGCATGAATCTTTGGGGGAATCGACAAAATCCCATATTAGATTTTTCTATATATTCTTCTAATCTTTTTTTAAGTTCAGCAGTATCTAAATAATCTATGTTCTTTAAATATTGATCTTTCGGTGGATGCCCGAAAGATTGTACATCTGCTAGACTAAAAGAATGTTTTTTGTACAGTACATTACAGAGTATTCGTAATCTATCTTCTGGTTTGAATGTTATAAAAAATCCTCGGACAGATTTAAAATCTATCATATTACAATAATAAGGACTTCTAATCGTTAGATATTTTGCACTAGTTTTTGCTGTTACTGATCGAAGATGCATATTATCAGGATCGTTTTCAGTAAAATTATTATTCTGATAATTTGAGTATGCTCGATGTACAGACCCCATCGGATCTATAATGGATGGATCAGTTTGCTGACTTAAAAATAAATTTAGCAGAATTGATATGAAGGATCCCATAGATCCTTCTTCGTAATCTACAAAATATAAATCAATATCAGTATTCATTAGTAAGAGCTAATATAGATAGGCAAGGGCATTTCCCACTCTCCCTCTACCTCTTCTCTCATCTTGTCGTATATTGCAGGATCCCATTCTTGTAATACTAATGCCATACGTAAAGCTAGTAATACACTGCTAACTAGGTCGTCGTGGCTACCTGTTTTACCGGCAAAACTAATACCCTTGGCTACGAACGTTTTTAATTCTGAAATCAACGATTTAGAATTAATTTTCATTCTGTTGCTTTCTATTAGATGTTTTAATTTAGCACAGGTAGCAATTTTACTAGTATGTGTAGTATTAAATCCTTTGCGGAATCTACGAACGTGTCCTTTTTTAATCGGCTCACTTAAAAATAATCCCGGAATACTCTCTTCACCAATTTCATCTATGGATATCAAGGCAGCTTCACCTACGTTATTATTTTCTACAGAATAGTAGAGACTTAGTTGAGAACCTCTAGCCGTACATTCTGCACTGATGTAATTACAGATATCTCTTAAAATCCTAACCTGTCCCTGTATAGGAGTTAGATTATGATGCCACTCACCTACTTGATCAAACGTTGGCAATTCTAAAATCTGTATGGCCGCGGGATCACCACCGGTGCCTAGACTAGGATCTAATGCGACTAGATAGGTCTTCTTGGGATCAATTTTTTTGTACCAGCGACACTGTCCCATTTTAACAATAGGTTCTCGACCTTCTAATCCGGCTAGCTTGATTGAACTGATTAGTGTTTCATCAAATACCAAGAATTCACAATCGTGTTCACGACGGAATCGTTCTTCACCAATTCGCGACCTTTCTACGTTGGCCCACTCTTCATCTCGTTCTGGGTGCTCTGACCAATGTGCTCTAAACGGAAAGAATCCATTCTTACCTACATCTGTGCTATTACCATACTCGTCGGTTCTTTTATTTGATTCCATCCAGATCTGAGCAAACTGATCTTCGTCTGAGTTTGGAGTAGATGTAATAATGGCCTTACCACCAGTTGCTAGTGTAGGGCTAATAGATGTCCAGAATTCTGACGCTATGTTAGGTGCAACGAATGCAAACTCGTCGGCGTATAGTAATGATAATGACATACCACGACCTGTTGTTTCAGTGGTGGTCTGCGCAACAATACGAGAACCATTGTCAAATTCTAAACTTTGTTTATTATAACTAGTAGCACCGCAACGTATATGATCAGGACATAATTCATACGCATATCGAATACGGTTCATAATTTCCTGGGCACCCGTATACTTGTGCGCGGCAATTAGAATAGTGCTGTCAGGAACAAACATAGCATACCACAACAAATACCCGGCTGCTGTAGTTGTCTTACCTGTTTGGCGAGGCAGTAGGTTTACGTTAAATCTGTGATTGTGATAACTGTCAATTAACCTTTTCTGATATTCAAAAGGTTCGTATAATAGCTTTCCTTTAACCGGATGCTGAATATGAAAGAAGTGCTCAAGAAAATAGTGCGGTCCATTGATCGGATCCATACACCCCTGTAGGTCTTCAATATCCTGCTCAGTAAACTTTTGTGTAGTGTGAGCTGTCTTGATCAGCTTGTCTTGTTTGTTTGCCATAATATTATTTACTGAAAAAAATAGCCTCCGAAGAGGCTATATGGATTTGAATTAGATTAAGCATCTATCATGATGTCGTCTTCATCGCTTTTTGTAAGTTTGACTTTGCCCTGTAGTTCTGGTTTATTTTTAAGGATTGCTAGGGCATAGTTATTAGCACCTTTTTTCCAATCGAATACTTTAATTTCGCCCTTACTTCTAAGAATCTTTCCGTTAATCTTTATATACCAAGGACCGCGATCGTGGTCTCGTTGCGCTCTTTGCCATTCTGGATCATCTTCGTGTCCTAGTTCATGCTGTAATTCAGCACGTTTAAATGCCTGTTTCGCATAATCTATTTGATCCTGCTCACGCTTTTGCCAGCCTGGCATATTACTATCCCAGCTACTGCGACCGTAGGCTTCACTTACTTTTTTTTTTGAATCAGACTCGGCTACAAAATTTCTATATTCGGCCATTAAATTTTCGTAAGTAGCTGTTGGTAAATTGCTTTGACGCTTTTCTCCGTTGCTTGCTTCACCTGCACCTGGATTGTTTTCGTGATGTGCGAATTCTTCAGAATCAAATGAAGGAGCATTGCGAGGATCATTAGGTGTGTTGTCGTACTGACCTTCGTCAGTTTCTTCTTCCATTGCGCCGCCAATACCACCGCCGATTGCTGCGCCAACTGGTCCGCCTAGCATTGCACCACCGACTGCACCTAATGCACCACCTATTGCACCCTCGTCGGCTTCTTCATCTCCGCCTGCATCGTGCATTTTGTCAATTACACTACGCATTTCGTCGCCTGCACTAGGAGCTGGTCCTACTGATACTACTGGTTCAGCTGTGATCATTGCTGGTTCGTGGTCAACACCTAAATGCTCAGGTTCGACTTTACTCATACCAGCTAGGCTCATAATCTTAGCCAACATATCGCCAAGTTCTTCTCCACTGCCTGCTGTCATATTGATGCTAGCAGGAGTGCTAGGACGGTCCATGCTACTCATCATTCCCATTGGGCCGCATTCAGCTACTTCAGAAGATTCTTTAATAACATTTGGATTGGTAGCATCTAGCTCTGCCAAACGCTTTAGTACGTCGATCATTTGCATAATTATTTCCTTAGGTCTTGTGCCTGAAACTTAAGAAGGCTTGCTTGCTTATCTTCTTTGTCAGTGTTAAATTTAGCGGCAGCTTCCATAGGAATTTCTTCTCCGCGTGCCTTGCGTTGTAGTTTTAAAATGTCGTTTAGTTCTTTAACGAATCCGGTGTTATACTTGTCACCGTAGAAATCTTCAAATTGTGCATTTGGAGATTCTGAGTAATTTGGATCATCTAACAGGGCTCCTTCGCGAGGCTCTGTGATTGTTTGATATTCTTCACTAGGCTCGCCAGGGCGACGAACTACTAGATGTTGTTTGCTGACTCCTAGCTCTGAACTTAGGTATTCTGTCAGTTCTTGTTGTGTAGTAGGGTAATCTAAACTAACTTCGTAGATATTAACTTCACAGTTTTTAACCTGAGGAAAATCTAGCGGAAGTGCTTGGATAGGAGTTACGCCTGCTTTTTTAAATCCAGAAATCGCGAACTTACCTAAACAAGTTTGCATATATCCTTCTTGTTCAGCGGTGAATTCGCCAGCGACCTTAACTCTAAAGTCGTATTGTTTTACGGATTCCGAAAGGTATTCTTTAAAAGTTTTCATAGTATTATTTATTCAAATTCTTTAGTTTTTCGAGGATGCTATTACGGTCAGTGAGTATATAACCTTCACCTTCTACTGTAGATCCTTCAGAATTTCCATTTTTACGATCAATTGCTAACTTCTTAAGCTGTAGATCAACCATCTTAAGTTTCTTGTCAATCTTGTTAGTTTTAGCAGTAATAGCGGCATTCATCATTTGTGCCGCAACTTCAAACATACGAGCACCGTGGCGTGCTTCTACATTCATACCTAGGTCCATTAGATCATCGTAGGCTTGTTCTGCTTTTGAAGCTAGGGCATCTAATTCTGCATCGCTAATATCTCCTAGTCCTTTTACACGAGGCAAGGCAGCGGCGATTTTGTCAAATTCTTCTAGTTTTTCTTCTAGATTAATAGTTGCTACTGGGATAGGTGCAGTAGCAGGATCAGGTATGATCTCTTCTACTGGTTCTAGGTTTAGCAATTCTTCAAGTTTTTTGGTCATATATTATCCAGAGGTCAATTTGTATAAGTTTATTTAAAGATAAATTAAAACTTTTGACTATTTTTGGTGTGATTTATTTTGCCCCGTGGAATATATCTTTCTCATTGATGATTCGAAATTTAATTCCCTGATTCCTGCACCAGGCTCCGGCTGCGGACCATTTGGCCATATTCTTAACATACTGAGCTTGATTGTAGGGATTTTTACCAACTTTTTCAGCGATCATCTGATTGGCTGGTTTGATCTCAATTAGCTCTACGTGCTTCTTTTGGTTCTTATCTATGTAGGTAATTAAAAAATCAGGAACATAAACTGAACCTTTGCCGGTTAACGGATCTCGATAAGGAATCTTAACACACTCACTAGCCCATTGTTGTATACTAGGATTGTTGTCACAGAAGCTCATAAAAGTAAACTCCCAGCTTGACCTATATGTAGGAAGTCTGTTGCCTACATACTTTTCCGGGTTTCTTATTTTGTATGTGCCTTGACTAAATTTTAGACTCATAGCAGAATGTTTCTATATACTTCTTGATTGGGAGTAAATTTATTCGCATAACCAAGGAAGCTGGTCTTGAATCTATTGTAGTTGATAATTTCTGCAACCAGACTACTGATCTCAACACTGTCTAATCCTGTTAGTGTGTCTAATATCTGTAGGGGATTATATCCGTCTTTGTTGGCCTGTTTAATAATAATTACAGATACAGATTCAGCCGCAAGTGGCTCAAACCCTCTTGCTGTAAAAAAACTTTTCATAGCATCTAGTGTACCAGCATTTAGCTCTAAAGGTTTAAGATAGTAGCTGTCGAATGCCTGTACGGTTGCATCTGCAATTTTTTTAGGTGGCAAATTATTGTATGTTTGACTCATTTATCTTCCAGTTATTTTAGATGCTTGGGCAGGAGTAGTGTTGTTTACACTGCTGTTTGGATATAGATTAATTCCGTTATTGCCTTGAGATCCATTGCCGCCGCCAGTTATAGGTTGAGAAAGACCTGCACCAATTGCACCACCTAATGCTCCTGCGGCGATGCTATATCCTTCTTGGAGAACTCCGGCCTTTGAAAGTTTTCCTACATTTTGTATTAATGTTTTTGTCTGCAGAGCAACACCTAAGAAATCTAAAGGACTTGACGCTGTGGCCAGTAATCCGTCCTCGCCAAAAATAGTATTAGCACCGTCGAGTACACCACCAGCACCAAACAAGTTTCCACTGCCACCGATACCTAACGGACTTGGAGTAGTATCGTAATAGACAGGGGCAAATCCTACAGGACTGCGTCCTCTGATGATCTTTCCTTTTTTGTAAACTACTGATTCATAGGCAAGAGTCATTTTGTTTGACATTATTTTGCCACCTTCATCTTGATTAAGACTATCGTGAGCCCAATCAACAATTATAGGATTTATTAGTGTTATCTGTGTAAAGTCTGCAATACCTTTACCTTTGTGCATAACATAGATATCTATACTGTCAAAGAATGGTACGGTTTGAAAATTGTCAATACCATAGGCATAATTTGTCACTCCATACTTGGTATCACTGTATTGTTGCGTTTTTACTTTCTTAGATACCTCACCATAGACACTGTCCATATAGTAGTATTGGTAATAGTTTTTCCACAGATCATTAGTGATGTCGCTGTTATCATCGTGGAATTCGATGTTGATATTGTTGTAATTTAATTTTGTCTGTACTACAGTTTTTCTATTGTATTGGTTTAAAACTTCTGTGCCGATATTAAATTTAGGAAGGTCTGTTCTTTTAACTAATAGTCCTACATCTGGGCGACCTTTTTCTAACCAACGTTTATCAATAACTGCCTGTTGATTTATATTAAAATTAACAAAATATAAAAACCCTACCTTAGGAGCACGGGCATAGTTATTTTTTACGTATAATCGATCAGCGTGTTGATAATCTTTCATACTGGCGTTACCAGCATCATCGCCAAAGATGCCGCCGACTACACCGCCTAAGAAATTGGTAAAAGCATTACTCATAATGATATTTATGCCAATAAAAAAGCCTGGTTTTTAACCCAGGCTTATTTAAGTTAGTGGGGATTAACCACCAATTGCTAATGAACGTACTGTACGTCCAACTGCCGCTCCAAGACCAGTAGGATTACCAGCCGTGTCAACTTGTAGTGCGTTATCATATGTGATAGACAATGCAATATCCATTGGATCATTGTTTGTGTAATCGCCACCTTGATATGTTGCTTGTTTAATAAAACAACCGTGATATTCAAATGCTTCCAATACTGCCGGTTCATAAGCGCCATTGCCGCCGTCTAAGATTTCGACACGCATCAAGAATTTGTAATCAATACCAGAAGCCGCACCTGACTGCTCAAAGAAGTCAAATTGTTTCTGCATCTGTTCGCCGACCTTTTTAGTGACTGCGTTTGTAACATCATCACGTAGGGTTAATGTAGCATCTGCAAAACTGTGACGTCCTGCTAGTTTAACAGTACTGTTATAAACACTTAGTTTGATTTCTTCAAAACTAACTTGCGGACGAGTAACGTTCATAACTTGTTTTGTTAATTCTGTTGACGGAGTACCTGCAACACCGAATCCGTCTAATGTAACACGGAAACGATATCTTAGTTTAGGCATCAACAAACCTTGAGTGTTAGCACTCTGGTCTGTGTTTAGCGGTACTGTAAATCTGTTTAAACTTGAAATTGGCATTTAAATGCTCCTTGTTCTATAAATTATTTTGTTGATCCAGGAAAGCCAGCACCTAAGTTGCCACTAGCAATCGCACCTGTGTTCAATATACGCAATGGAATATAAATGAATTCCACTGCCTTAACCGGTTCAACTGCGATATCTAACCATAGCTCGCTACGGTCAATTCTAGCCGGTGTGTTGTTACTAGTATCACAAACAACAATAAAGTCATATAGTGCTCGTTGCCCTACTAATTCGATTAGTAGGCTTTCAGCAGCCGCTTTAATTTCTCTACGTGTTTGAGCATCGTTAGGTTCAAACAAGAATGGTTTAGCTAAGATAGATAGTTGTCTACGTAGATATGCAATCAAACGTGCTACGTTAATTCTATCCAATGCGCTAGCACCGTTAGAACGAGTGTACTGTCCAAAGTTAACAATACCAACCCCTGGCAATGTTGCGATTGGATTGATCTTAACATCGTGCATAACGTTGCGTAGGCCTTCATACAATGCTGTAGTCTTAAACTCGCCAGTAGCGCCATCGATGTAACCTACTGAAGTAGCATTGTCGACTGTACCGCGGCGTGTACCTGCTGGAGCAAACCATTGGTAGCTCTTAGCATCGCTGTTAACGATTGTGCGCAACATCATATGGCTTGGAGGAACAACAATGTTCTTACCTGCGTTGTCTGTTGTATAACCACTTGGGTAGAACATAGCTGTGTATGGGTCATATGTAACAGCGCCTGCATCACCGTTATCGTATGCGTTGGCGGTGTTTGCACCCCAGTTATTCAGGTCAGTAGCATTTGGCTTTAAACGGAATGGTGTATCACCGACAACAAACGCTGTCTGCCCACGATCTGTGTTTAAGTTAACCATATTGGCAATAGCTTCTGTATATCCAGGAGTTGCAATTAGGTTGAACACCAATGTATCTGTATCACGAACTGCTGTGCTTGTATCGATCAATGATTTAATCTTTGATACAACATAACCGCGCTGTGCTAGGCGTCCAAATGATCCAGAACCATCTTCGTGGTTTGGACTTACTGTAACCCAACGATCGCTAGTATATGTAGACATATCGTCATTTTGATACATTATGTTTTTGCCGTTGTTAGCAGTCTTGTTGATATAACCAGAAACATATTTCTTGATGTTAAATCCTGAACGGCGCAGATTCCATAGGCGTGTTCCTTTTGGATACAATGCTGGATCAATACAATCTGGATCTACATAGTTGCTGATTAATAAATCGTCAATTGTAGTTACATATTCCATATTGTCGGAACCATTGTCGCTCCAACGTGCATCGTGGAATACCCAGCCGTTAGGGCTAGTGTGATCGGCTACATTTTGTTGTACCCATTGTAGGAGACTTCCGTCCCAAACATAAACGTCTTTACCGTAGGCATCTGGATTTGCAGTGTTGACCCAAATGTCGCCATCTGCAAGAGCTGTTACACCGTCGACCTGTGTAGTAGGTTTTGTAGCACCAATGATCGGACCCTTAGGATCTGTATGGTTTACACCATTTGTTAGACCGCCTAGGAAACTATCATAGTGTCTGTAGCCTACCCACTTGTGACCATCATTGATCATGATGTCTACATCGTGTAGGTTAGCATCATACCATAATGTTCCATCTGCTGGTAAGCTATATGGAGCAGTGCCGCTAGCAGTATAAGCCAGTGGTTTCCAGTTTGTAGCAATGAAAGTGTAATGATCACCTGCCGGTGCTGTGTATAGATTTGCAGTACCAGTCTTGGCAGTTACATTATATGCTGAAAAACCTGCACTAGTGACAATGTGAGTAGTGCCATCATCTTTAATTTCAAAATCACCGCCTAGTGCGTGAGTCAATGTAACTCTATGTGTATCGGCATCATAACTAGCTGAAACATTAACTAGTCCTGATGTGTTAATAGCAGTGGCCAACTGTGCGCCAACTGTGGCAGTCGAAGATCCAACTACTGCGATTGTTGCGCTAGTTGCATAAGTTGAGCTAGAAGCCAGTGTTTCTCTGATATAGATTGTGCTGTTGCTGGTCTGTGTTGCAGTAGATGCTACGCTAACAATGCTAGTTGGGCTTGTAGCGTTTCTGCGCCATACACGGAATTCAGCAGTAGCGTTGCCACCGTTGATACCATAGTGGTCAGGATCTGATTCAACAAACAATGTGCCTGTTGGAATGTTCTTACCACCACCAACAGCATCTAGCTTGTTGATAGCCTGTACTGAACTTTCATATATCGGAGCACTTACTGTTCCCCAGGTTTGTGTAGCACCGCTGTAATATTTTACAGCCCAGTTTGCGCCGTAGCCAGGGCTAGTTGTTTTAACCCAAACACTGCCATTTACAGTTGCGGTGGTAAATGCTGGAACTTTTGTGTGAGGACTAATTTGCACCAATTTAGAACTATCAAATCCTGTTTCAACAGCTACCCAAGCATTAGTGGCTGCGGTCGTTTTATAGAACAATGCATTTGGATTAGTTGCACCATTATCTGATGTGATATAGATAGCATAGTCGCCCTGCTTACCAAATGAGTCTTTTGGAACACCACCGGTTGACACACTGGCTACATTGTCATCATTGATTACTAGTGGAGTCTTGGCAGTAAACGAACCTCTGCCACTTGAACTCCATTCTTCGATACCATATAAAGAAGTTGTTGTATCAACCCAGAACTTACCGCTAGCTGGTACACCTTTAGGAATATCAGTTGTAGCTTTTAGCGCACCTAGGTCAACATCAGCACGGGCAACATATGCACGTGAACTGACGCCTAATAAGCTGTATGCGGCTTGCAGTCCGTATTCGTTTAATTCTCCACCGTGTACAGGATTACTGTTGCTGTCGGTATAGAATGTTGGGGTACCAAATGTATCTGTTAGATCTCGTTGACTTGTAATGATCCAAACTTTACCAGCGTTAGCGGCAGTAGTGCCTTGCGCTGTTCCAGTACCGGAAGCATTCTTTTTGTCTTGTGCTGTTGCAACAAATATCAGTGGTGTGGTCGATGGGGCAGCGGGAGTGTAAAAACTCTCGTCAATTACGCTAACCGAAACGCCTGGTGAACCTAGTGTAGCCATTATCAATCTCCTTGGTGGATTACTTTGTTTTATTTAGCCAGTAAACTGAAAAAATAGTGGTTAAATACAAGTAGAAAAGGGCACAAAAAGGGCGGTCAATGAGAAAACTCTGTAAAACTTGTGGTCAACGACCTAGGGCAATCAACTACTACAAAGAAGGTGTGCCTTTCTATAGGTCAAAATGCGACCACTGTGCTAGGGGTAGTCAAAAAGAAAGGCCCCTTTGGGCCTTAGCTGGATATAAGAAAAAAAATGTCTGTGATCGATGTAATTTTAAATCACCGCATCAGGAATCTTTTAATGTGTTCCACGTTGACGGTGATTTAACCAATTGTCGTTTTACTAATCTCAAGACAGTCTGTGCCAACTGTCAACGAGTACTACACAAGGAAGGCGTTAAGTGGAAGCAAGGCGATCTTGTACCAGATTTTTAACCTGTTTAAATAGGTCATCTATACTACCGTCATTGCTGAGGATATAATCAAACTCGGTACCAACCCAGGCGGTTTCACTAGCGTGAATATTTAATCTCTCTAATCTAGATCTACTAGTAGCCCAAGACATATTTCGATCACCCTCGTTAAAGTTAACAGCATCTTCATACCATTCAGGCTCCGGGCCTCGCACTACTCTAACAACAATACCGCCTGCATCCCATATTGATTTAATCTCATTAGGGAACCGGCAGTCGCTGATAACGATATCATCTCGGCTATTACGAAGTTTATTTTCTAGTGCGGCAATCCAGATATCATTGTGGAATGCCTTGCGGCATACTTCTGTGCCCCAATACTGTAGTACCCACCGCGGAGTAAGATTGGGCATATTTAAACGCTCTGCCCACCAAGGATCTACCTGTTCGCGCCATTCACGGGCCTGTTTAGTGCGGCCTTCTAACATTGTACGGTCCCAACCAAAGACCTGTGCTACAGCATCTTTGAGTGAATTGGCAAAAGATTCTCGCCTAAAACCGTGGAAATTTGTAAGATAATCGGCAATAGTATCCTTGCCCGAACCAATAAAACCGCATACACCTATAATCATAGCGCCTCCCTATATGCGCTAGTTTATAACAGTTTTATTAAAATGTCAAGATTTTTTAGCCAATTACGAAAGTAAGTGGAGTACCGCCATCTTTGTAATTGATTAGATCTGCTTCTAAGATTTCGATCTCGGCCTTGCCTTCTGCTTTGAGTGCGGCACCATTTAATTGTGTTCCGCCTTGTGCGCTGGGGATTGTAGCAAACTTTTCACGAGCTTCACCTAGCATAATTTTAGCAGTGGCCAGGCTGTAGTCGCGCAACCATTGGCTGGCAAAAGGATCTTGTAGTAGATTGAAGTCTGGACGATAGTTATACATCCATAACAGTACTTCTTCCGAACCTCTTGGACGTTGCATAATGTTCAGCACCTTGGTAGTTTTATTAAATGTAAAATTAATATCACTACCAAACATCTTACCTACCTGTTTCTGATATGACGCAAAAGCATAGTAGGTAGCCAAGCCGCCCATATTTGTCGATGTGAGCAAGTATGTGTTAGAGTAGGCCAAGTTGAACGGTTCAAATAAGCTACCACCATCACCGCCGCCTGATCTAGAACCGATGCTTCTGCGGAATATCTGGCGTACAGATGTGACTTCTTTAGGCAGTTGATAATCGTTTTGATCAGTTAACAGAGTTAAAAATCCAAAACTTTCTTCTGAAGCATTGCTACTGCGCTGGCGGAATTTGTTCAGGGCGCGATCAATTGCTGTGTTGTAATGCACAGGATCGAGCTCAACGTCGACCATACCTGCACCCAACATGGTCTGCACATATTCGACAACTTTTTGGCGTTCGTTTTCGGTTTCAGTCATAACAATATTTAGCTATAAATACATTACTATGCCAAGACTATCTCTTTATAAACCAGAAAAAGGTGCCGATTTTAAATTCCTCGATCGTTTGATTAATGAGCAATTTCAAGTCGGTGGCACCGATGTGTTTGTACACAAATACCTAGGACCTGTTGACCCAGCAGAGGGCGATGCTTCTCCTAGTAAACCTGTTAACACAAACCCTATACCAGAATTAGGAATACAAGATCTTATATTCATGGAGAACAGAGATAGACACTACGATCCCGATGTTTATGTGATCAGAGGCATTTATACTATGCAAGACTTAGATTTTAACCTAAGTCAATTCGGTATGTTTTTAAGCAATGACAACATCTTAATTACATTCCATCTAAGACATAATGTTGATACATTGGGCCGTAAAATTATGCCTGGTGATGTGATCGAACTTCCTCACTTAAAAGATGAGTACGCTTTAGATGATAGTCTTGTTGCATTGAAAAGATTTTATGTTGTACAGGATGTAAGTCGTCCTGCAAGTGGTTATAGTCCTACTTGGTACCCGCACCTTGTACGTGCTAAGTGTGTACCGTTAGTAGACAGCCAAGAATTTAGCGAAATCCTTAACGCCGATAGTGGTGCAGGAGACGGCAGTACTTTACGAGATTTGATCAGTACCTATCAGAAGAGCATTGACATCAACAATCAAATTATTGAGCAGGCCGATGCCGATGTGCCTACTAGCGGATTCAATACGAAAAATTTGTATGTATTGCCTATCAGTACCAGTACAGGATTGATCAATGTAGCCGATGCATCCACTGCCGGATCATTAAATGCGATCGGAGACGCTGGTATTACGCAGGCCATGTTGGATGCCAGTGTTGTCTTAGAAACTCCTACACAGAACGTTTATGTGGGATACTTAACCGGGGATGGAAAACCACCTAACGGTGCTCCATACGGATTTGGTATTAATTTTCCAACTAACCCGGTCACCGGACAATACTATCTAAGAACAGATTATTTGCCAAATAGATTGTTTAGATACGATGGTAATCTATGGGTCAAATATGAAGACAATGTTCGTATGACACTAAACAACTTCGGTAGTCAAGACGTTGCTAGTGGAACATTCGCTGGAAAAGCTGTAAGACAAACACAGAAGACCAGTTTCATCAACAATACCAATACATCCACTATCGCAGGACAGGTAGTAGTAGAACGTCAGGCATTGAGCAAAGTGTTAAAACCAAAGGCGGATAATTAAAATGGATTTTTTCTATGACGGTCAGGTAAGGAGATACCTTACTCAATTTATGAGAATCATGAGCAACTTTTATGTTAAAGATGCCAAAGGTCAACTTACTCGTGTGCCGGTAAGATACGGAGATGTTAATCGTCAAACTGCCAGTGTGTTAAAGAAGAACAGTGAGAATACGATTCCTTCTGCCCCGTTTATCAGTTGCTATATTAAAGATCTGCAATTTGATCGTGCTAGAGTACAAGACCCTAGTTTTATCAGCAAGGTTAATATACGTGAAAGAGCTACCGATCCTACTACAGGGCAATATTTAAATCAACAGGGTGCTAATTACACCGTAGAAAAAATGATGCCCACTCCATATCTAGCAGATTTTGCCGCAGACCTATGGACTGCCAATACTGAACAAAAATTACAGTTGTGGGAACAGATAGCAGTCTTATTCAATCCAAGTTTAGAATTGCAAACCACAGACAATTATATCGACTGGACCAGTATCAGTGTGCTGACTTTGAAGAGTCAAAATTGGACCAGCAGATCTATTCCTGCAGGTCTAGAGCAGGACATCGATATCCTAAGTATGATATTCGAAACACACGTATGGATCACTCCGCCTGCTAAAGTTAAACAATTGGGTATCATTACCAAGGTCATAGCCAACGCGGCTGCTGTGGCCCAAGGAACTATCGCCAGCGATTTTTCAAACCCCTACAGTGTTATCACAGGGGCTGATGTATTTTCGACCAATGCTTTCAGTACCATAGTCACACCTGGCAATTTTGCTCTATTGGTTTTAAACAGTGTTGCTACGCTAGAAGCTAACAACGGACAGGGTAGTGTGATAAACATAGAAGTTCCGGGTATACAAAACAGTTGGTTAAAATTATTAGATCTATATCCCGGGCAATTCCGTGCAGGCCTAAGTCAGTTGAGATTAACTAAACCTGACGGTAATGAAATCGTTGCCTATATAAGTTTAGATCCAACAGACGAAAAAAGAATGTTGTTGAACATCGACCAAGATACTGTACCTAGCAATACTGTAATTACCAGCACATTTAATCCTTCAGGCAGAGGTACGATTGATGCCATCATAAATCCAGAAACCTATCATCCTTTAAACGTTGCATCTGGTACTAGATTTTTAATATTAGAAGACCTAAATGTTAATCCTGAATACGGTGATGTTAATTATAGCGGACCAGAAGCTTGGAAAAATGCCGGTGGTACAGATCCACAAATACACGCTAACAACATCGCAGAGTGGGACGGAACACACTGGGTGACTGTATTCAATTCTGCCGAGACTACTGCACTAACATACATAACTAACTCATATACTGGAGTCCAGTATAAGTGGGACGGCGTTAGCTGGTCCAAGAGTTATGAAGGTGTGTACGACAAGGCATTATGGCGTCTAATATTGTAAATAAAATCGTTTGTAGTGGTGGGTTATTTCTTGCCAAGGATACTAAAAGGTTCTTGCTGTTGTTGCGCACACAGGGCAAGACTGCCGGAACTTGGGGCCTTGTAGGCGGAAAGAAAGAACCTGCTGATCTAACAGCCTTTGACGCACTGACTCGAGAAATTTCAGAAGAAGTAGGCACGACTCCTGAAATAAGAAAAGCTGTTCCTCTAGAATTGTTTACCAGCAATGACCAAAATTTCCAATACAACACCTATGTATTGATAGTAGACAAAGAATTTATCCCTGTGCTCAATGAAGAACATCAGGGATATGCTTGGGTAGATTTTAATGTTTGGCCTAAGCCCTTACATCAAGGTGTTAAAAATAGTCTTACCAACAAGACTATAAAAACTAAAATAGAAGTTTTGTTAGAATTAATCTAATAGGTCGGGACCAAATGCCCAGGTACCTAAGTGTCTTGTTTCCATACTGAGCTGTGTATCGACTTTTAACTGATATCCGGCTTCTGCCATCTTCATACAAAAATCCATATCTTCACCTAGGTGATCATTGCTTTCCTCAGTCCAGTGGAATTCGAACCAAGGTTTAGGAATTTTTTCTAGAGCTTCTGTCTTGACCAACATACAACCCATTCCCATACCTTCAACTGGAACTAGGTCC